TTGTAATAGATATTGTCGAAAAATACATTAAAAACTATAATAATAATCGAATTCAACAAAAACTAGGCTACTTATCTCCTGTAAAATACAGAGAATTAGCAGCCTAGAACATAGTGTTTTTATTAAGTTCCCGTTTAAGGGGGTCAGTACCGTTTACGCAGTGTCTTTTTTATACGTCAAATAAAGGTGCTTAACCGTGAGAGTAGGTGGTAATATACGATGACGAAACTGAACCTTAAACAACAAACATTTGTTGATGAGTACATTAAGACAGGTACTGCTTATCAATCGGCAATCAAGGCTGGTTATAGTGAGAAATACGCAAAATCAAGTAGTCATAAATTGTTGGAAAATGTGGGAATAAAAGCAGAAATAGACAAACGAATGGAAAAACTGAAAAAAGATTCAATTGCAGACCAAGATGAAATACTTCAATATCTCACCTCTGTATTACGTGGGGAGGTAACAGACCAAGAGTTGATACCTATTCAAGTTGGCAGAGGGGAAATGGAAGTAGAAGAACTAGAAAAAAGGTCAGATACTAACGCTAGAACTAAAGCTGCAGAATTATTAGGTAAACGATATATGATGTGGACAGACAAGCAACAAATCGAAACAACTGCGACGGTACAGTTCAATGACGATATCGATTAATCTATCCGAACTGTTACCTAAACACTTTCATAGCTTGTGGAAAGCGACTAAAGATAGAGAGAAGCTTAACATAGTAGCTAAAGGTGGACGTGGTAGTGGTAAGTCCTCTGATATATCTATTATCATTACACAGTTAATCATGCGTTATCCTATGAATGCAGTTGTAGTACGTAAGACAGACAATACATTAGCTACATCAGTATTTGAGCAAATTAAGTGGGCGATAGAAGAACAAAAGGTGTCGCACCTGTTCAAAGTTAAAGTGTCGCCAATGGAAATCACGTATGTTCCTAGAGGGAATCGGATTATCTTTAGAGGGGCGCAGAACCCTGAGCGATTAAAGTCGTTAAAAGATAGTCGATTCCCTTTTTCTATCATGTGGATAGAGGAGTTAGCAGAATTTAAGACAGAGGATGAAGTTACTACAATTACTAACTCTATGTTACGTGGTGAATTAGATGACGGATTATTTTACAAGTTTTTCTTTAGTTATAACCCGCCTAAAAGAAAACAATCGTGGGTTAACAAAAAATACGAAACCTCATTCCAACCGGATAATACGTTCGTACACCATTCAACGTACTTAGATAACCCTTTTATATCTAAACAGTTTATACAAGAGGCAGAGAGTGCGAGAAAACGTAACGAACAACGTTATCGTTGGGAATATATGGGTGAAGCTATTGGTAGTGGTGTTGTGCCGTTTAACAACCTACAAATAGAGAAGATACCTGATGAGTTGTATAAGAGCTTCGACAACATACGTAATGCTGTAGACTTTGGATACGCTACTGATCCGTTAGCTTTTGTACGTTGGCACTATGACAAGAAGAAACGTATTATCTACGCAGTTGATGAACACTATGGTGTACAAATAAGCAATAGAGAGTTTGCTAACTGGTTAAAGCGTAGAGGCTATCAATCAGACGAGATATTCGCAGATAGCGCTGAACCGAAGTCTATTGCAGAGTTGAAACAAGAACACGGTATCAAGAGAATTAAAGGTGTGAAGAAAGGACCTGACAGTGTAGAACACGGGGAACAATGGCTTGATGATTTAACTGCTATTGTGATAGATCCTAACAGAACACCTAATATAGCGAGAGAATTTGAGAATATCGACTATGAAACTGACAAAGACGGCAATGTTAAACCGAGATTAGAGGATAAAGACAATCATACGATAGACGCCACTAGATACGCCTTAGAGCGTGACATGAGGCAGAATAAACTTAGCATACTTACGTAAACGAGGTGATTAGCATTAACTGGCCATGGGACAAACCATATCACGAACAAGTGGTAGAACAAATCAAACCGAAGTATGAAACGCAAGAAGAAATGATATTGCGCTTAGTTAGAGAGCATAAAGAGAATATAGACAATATCACAATGGGCGAAAGATATTATAATCATCACCCAGATATATTAGACGCTCCTTTCAAAAGAGATGTGAACGGCGACTACGACGAAACTAAACCAGACTGGCGCATGTATACTAATTACCATCAAAACTTAGTAGACCAGAAAGTAGCATATGCAGTTGCTAATCCTGTGACATTTGGTGTAGATAATGACAAAGCATTAAAACAAATACAACACACACTTAATCACAAGTGGGATGACAAATTAGTGGATATATTAACTGCTGCAAGTAATAAAGGTATCGAATGGGTTCAACCTTATGTAGATGAAGAGGGAGAATTTAAAACGTTTCGTGTACCTGCAGAACAAGCTGTACCTATTTGGACTAATAAAGAAAGAGATGAACTGCAAGCGTTTATCCGTGTATATGAATTAGACGGAGCAGAACGCGTTGAGTATTGGACTAAAGATGATGTGACATTCTATGAGTTGAAAGAAGGACAACTCATTCCTGATTTCTATCGTAGTGAAGATCATATACAACCTCATTATTATCAAGGTAATAAATTGATGAGTTGGGGGCGTGTTCCTTTTATTCCGTTCAAGAACAACCCACAAGAAGTATCAGATATATTCATGTATAAGACAATCATAGATGCATTAGATAAACGACTGTCAGATACACAAAACACTTTTGACGAATCAGTAGAGTTAATCTATATCTTAAAAGGTTATGAAGGTGAAGATATGAAAGACTTCATGCATAACCTAAAATACTACAAAGCAATTAGTGTTGCAGGAGAAAGTGGTTCTGGCGTAGATACTATCAAAGTAGAAGTGCCTATCGACTCTGTTAAGGAATACACGAAGATGTTACGTGATTACATTATAGAGTTTGGGCAAGGTGTAGACTTCCAACAAGATAAATTTGGCAATAGTCCAAGTGGTATTGCACTTAAATTTATGTACAGTAACTTAGACTTAAAAGCTAATAAATTGAAGAACAAAACACTTACTGCATTACAAGAGTTGTTGCAGTACATTATCGACTTCTACAGATTAGATGTGAAAGTGCAAGACATCGAGATTACATTCAACTTCAATGTAATGGTTAATGAGTTAGAAAACTCTCAAATCGCTATGAATTCTACAGGGTTATTATCTAAAGAAACTATTCTTGGTAATCATTCGTGGGTACAAGATCCTGTAGCCGAAATGGAGAGAATAGAACAAGAAAACATAGAGCTCAATCAACAACTCCCTGACATTGAGGAGGGATTGAATGACGAAAAACAAAGACAATCCGAAAATAACCAATCAGAATGACATAGATAACTACATCGACAAACTGGTTAATCAAGCAGAGAAAGAAATCGAAATACTATTTGCTAAACGTTTGAAAGAAATCAAACAGATTATTGCGAATATGTACGAAAAGTACGATAGAGATGAACCGCAAGTAACGTGGACTGAATTTAATAAATACAACAGGCTCAACAAAGAACTTAATCGTATAGGACAGATGTTGTCACAAGACTATAGAGAGGTCGCTAAGGCTATCAAACAATCACAACAGAACGTCTATATCGAAAAGTACATGATGAGCCTATTTTTGTATGAAGTAGCAAGTCAAACGTCTATGAACTTTGATATACCTACTTCGCAGACAATACAGACGGCAATTGAACAACCTATTGAGTTTATTAAGTTAGTACCTACACTGCAGAAACATCGTGACGATACATTAAAACGTATTCGTACACACATAACACAAGGCATTATGAGTGGTGAGGGCTATTCTAAGATAGCTAAAGCGTTAAGAGATGACTTAGGAATGGCAAAAGCTCAATCAGTAAGAGTGGCGCGTACAGAAACAGGTCGTGCATTGTCACAAGCTGGATTAGATAGTGCGATGGTAGCTAAAGAAAACGGACTTGATATGAAAAAACGTTGGTATGCTACTAAAGATACACGCACACGTGATACACACAGACACTTAGACGGCACTTCAGTAGATATTGAAGGTAACTTTCATTCTAGTGGTTGTGTAGGACCTGCACCTAAGTTGTTTGTAGGTGTAGCTAGTGCAAAAGAGAACATCAATTGTCGTTGTAAGCTTCTTTATTACATAGACGAAGATGAATTACCTACAACGATGAGAACTAAAGAAGATGGCGTAATACCTTTCACTAACTATAGAGAGTGGGAGAAAAACAAGCGTAAGCAGTAAATACTCGACCTTAGCACCGTCGTTAAAAGGCTTCTTTTTTATACAAATCTTTCGTGTCGTTACACGTAAAAAACGTAAAAGGAGCAATTAAATATGGACTTATACGCATTATTAGGGCAATTTAAAGACGGTGAAATTGATAAACAGAAAGTAATTGACGCTATTGATGAATCGAAATCAGGTATGGTACCACGTTCTCGATTGAATGATAAGAACGCTGAAATCGATGAATTAAAAGCAGAGATTACTAACCGTGATGAACAAATTGCCAAGTTACAAGACTCTGTGAAAGATGATAGCGAGTTACAAAAAGAACTCGACGAATTAAAAGATAAAAACGCAGAGTGGCAAACTAAGTACCAAGAATCACAATTGAATAACGCTGTTAAGTTGGCAGTTGCTAAAGACGCAAACGACGCTGACGACATTCTAGCTTTCATCAACAAAGATGAACTAGAACTACAAGATGACGGCAAAGTTAAAGGTTTAGATAAAGCGATTGAATCGTTAAAAGAGTCTAAGCCTTATTTATTTGCTGAAAGTAAACCAAGTGGACGTACACCTGATGACGGTAAAAGCGTAAATGGTGGAGTCACACAAGAAGAATTTAACAACATGAGCGTCGCAGAGAGAACTGATCTATTCGTTAACGATAGAAAGACTTATGACGCTCTAATAAACAATTAGAAAAGAGGTAATAACATATGGCACAAGGAACAACAACTAAAAGTACACAAATCGTTCCAGAAGTATTAAAACCTATGATGCAAGCAGAATTAGATAAGAAATTGAGATTTGCACAATTTGCAGACATTGACAGTACATTAGTAGGACAACCAGGCGACACTTTAACTTTCCCTGCATTTGTTTACAGTGGTGACGCTACAGTAGTACCTGAAGGACAAAAAATTCCTGTAGACAAAATTGAAACTAACAGACGTGAAGCTAAAATTCATAAAATCGGTAAAGGTACTGATATTACTGATGAAGCTTTATTATCTGGTTATGGTGATCCTCAAGGTGAAGCAGTACGTCAACATGGCTTAGCCATTGCTAACAAAGTAGATAACGACGTATTAGAAGCTTTACGAGGCACGAAATTAACAGTTAGTGGAGATATTGGTACATTAGCAGGTTTAGAAGCTGCTATTGATACATTTGACGATGAAGATTTAGAACCAATGGTATTATTCATTAACCCTAAAGACGCTGGCAAGTTACGTTCTAGTGCTTCTGCAAACTTCACTCGTGCGACTGAACTAGGCGATAACATTATCGTTAAAGGTGCATTTGGTGAAGCTTTAGGTGCAGTAATTGTACGTTCTAAGAAATTAGATGAGGGCGAAGCTATTTTAGCTAAACGTGGTGCAGTTAAATTAATCACTAAACGTGATTTCTTCTTAGAAACTGACCGTGATCCTTCAACTAAAACAACTGCTTTATACAGTGATAAACACTATGTAGCGTACTTATATGACGAATCTAAAGCAGTTAAGGTTACTAAAGGCGCAGGAACTACAGACTCAGGCGCATAAAAGGAGGTAGTGACGTATGTATAAAGTAATCGAATACTTCACAGACTTACAAGATAACAACTACGAATATAACGTTGGAGATACGTTCCCTCGTAAAGGTTTAAATGTAAGTGATGAACGATTAGTCGAACTATCCACAAAAGAGAACCGTCAAAACAAGCCCCTTATTGAGCGTGTAGAGAGTGATAAAGACTTAAAAGGTATGAAAGTATCAGAATTAAGAGAACTCGCTAAAGAACGTGAAATAGAGGGCTTTTCTAGTATGAAAAAAGATGAACTCATTGAAGCATTAGGAAGTGTTGAGTAATGAACGCACAAGACGTTAAATTATTAAACAATCTCTCACTCGATGATACTTCAAATGATGAAACAATCGAATTACTTATTGAAAAGTATCTGAATGTAGCTGAAGAATATTGTAATCAAACATTCAATAGGAAGTCATTACCTAGTAATGTAGAGAAATTCATCGCTAATTGTATTAAACAAGGTACGACTAGTAATATTTCTTCACGTACTATGGGGACTGTGAGCTACACATTCGTTACTGATCTACCTAAGGAAACATACGGGTACCTTAAACCATTTAGACGCTTACGTTGGACTGGTTATCATGTTTAATCCATTAAATGAGTTTCCTCATACAATCGAATTAGGCTCAAGAGAGGTTGTAGGAGAGTATCCACGTGAACGAGAGCGCTTTAAGAGCGAAAAAACAATACAAGGATTTATGGATACTCCCACTTCATCTGAACAACTCAAGTTTCATCAAATGAACCAATCATACGACAGAAACCTATATACTCCGTACAGCCTGCCAATAACTAACAAAAACTTATTCAAATACAACGGTAAAACTTACGAAGTAGTAGGAGAACCTGTCGACCAAGGCGGACAACAAGAAATCAATCTTACTCGGTTGAAAGAGTGTCCTATTGGCTAAGGTTAAATATGGCAATTGGGAATTAGTTAAGGAACTTGAGGATTTCGAAAAAGAAACGATTAGATGGGCTAAAAAAGGTATAGCCAAGACAACAACAATTATTCACAATTCAATAGTTAGTAACATGCCTGTTGATACCGGTTATCTTAGAGAAAGTGTTTCTATGGACTTTAAGAAGGGCGGATTAACAGGCGTTATTAATATCGGCAGTGAGTACGCAGTTTACGTCAACTACGGTACAGGGATATACGCAGTCGGTCCGGGTGGTAGTCGTGCAAAGAATATCCCGTGGTGTTACAAAGACGCAGACGGACATTGGCACACAACTAAAGGGCAACATGCACAACCCTTTTGGGAACCAGCAATTGATGAAGGTAGAGCGTTTTTCAACAAGTATTTTTCATAAGGTGGTTAAGATATGTGGGTATCAGTAGAACGGTATCTGTTTAACAAGATATATAACAAATTAAAAAGCAACCCTATCATCAAAAAACAGCTTGGTGGTAGGGTTTTTGATTGCGTTCAAAAAGACGCTGTTTACCCATATATCGTTGTGGGTGAAACAAACGTCACTAACAAAGAGACAACGACAAGTATGTTTGAAGATGTAGGCGTTACATTGCATGTTTATAGCCAAGCTAGAAATAGAGATGAAGCCTCACAAATCATCCAATACTTAGGTTTTGTACTTAACTCTGAAATAGAAATAAATAACTATTCATTTATAAAAAGTCGAATTGATACACAAGAAGTGATAACTGACATTGATCAGTACACGAAGCACGGTATCATTCGGCTTATTTTTAAATACAGACACAATACTTTACAAAGGAGTGTAACGAATGGCGCAGAATAAATATATTGCAGCGTTACAAATCGCTGACAAAGATTTAGCGAGCAAGCTAAAAGAAGAAGATGCTATTCTGTTAGCTAGTTTAGCTGAAGGTGGACACACAATCAGTAATGATTTAGCTGAAATGATTACAGGTGGCAAAAAAGACTATGGTCGTAACTCTGTAGAAGAAGAAATCAAGTTAACTGTTGACCGTGTTCCTGGCGACAAAGGTCAAGAAGCTTTAAAAGAGTCAGTTAAAAACTTCAAACAGTTACGTTTATGGATTTGGGAAGTTAAAAAACGTGATGGTAAACATCACGGTACTTTCGCTTATGTAATTGTAGAAGAGCACGAATGGTCATTTGATGATGAGGATGACAAAATCGAAATCACTGCAAAAGTTAAATTTAACAGTGCAGACGGTTCTGTTGATTCATTGCCACCAGAATGGCTCAATCCTAGTGCTGCCGCTCCTACAGTTGAATGGGAAGATATGGGAGCTTATACAGACTCATACGAAAACCGTACACCTAGTGCTGGCGCATAAGTTTTACGAGGGCATTAAGCCCTCTATTTTTTTGTACAAAATAACAGAAAGAGGTTAAAAAAATGACTGAAAATACATTCAATCCTATTACTGAATTAGAAATCAACGGAGAAGAAGTCGAAGCTAAAGCGACTTTTTTATTCGATAAAGCGGCTAAGAAATTTGCTAAGGACGAGCAAGACGAAAATGGTAAAACAACTAAAGTGTCTGGTTTCAATGCTATCTATAATGGCATTTTAGAACGTGATCCAATCGCAATTGCTGACTTTTGGGAATGTGCAACGGCTTATTTAGGTAAAAATGCACCTAAACGTGAAGATATCGAAAAAACACTAATGGAAATTATTGACGAAAAAGAAGACTCTATCGAATTATTACAAGGTGCATTGCGAGTATTAAATCATAGTGGTTTTTTCAAGCAGAAATCACGTCTATTCTGGACACAAATGAACTCGGCTCCATCTATGGTGAAAGAAGAAGAAAAAGAATCTACGAAGAACGGAATCGAGTTCATGAAGAACAATTACAAAGAAATCATGGGCGAACTACCTTACTAGATTATTCAGAAATACGGCAGATAACCAGTCAATACATAGGCTATCTTCCTTATGATGAATTAATGAGTTTGACGCCTAATGAATGGAAAGACTGGGTTGTAGGTCGTAGATTGGCGTTACTTGATGAACAAGAAACTTTATTATTTGGTGCTCAAGCTAACGGTCTTGTGCAAGCTGGTAAATCACTTAAACGATTACAGAAGCAATTAGAACGTGCAAGATACGAGGTACGTGGACAGTCAGAAGAATACGAACGTATGAAAGAACGTAAGTTAGCACATAACAAACGCATTAGAAATGTTCAGAAACAAGGTACACGACGCTTTATGAATTCATTACGCAATACTAGTCAAAAAGGAGGTTAGCCATGAATAAAAACTTTATGGCTCGTATATCGGCGATCATTACAGATTTCCAACGGAATATCAGAAAAGCTCAACGTATGGCAAAAACTGAAATACCCGATGAAATCGAAACACAAGTCGACGCCAACATAAGTAAATTTAAACGAGCCTTAAATACTGCTAAAGCAATGGCTCAACGTTGGCGTGGACACACCGTTGAAATAGACGGTAACAATAACCCTATCAAACGAGCAATTGCAGTAGTTAAAGAGAAATTACAGCAATTAAGAGATAAAGAAGTAGACATAAAAGGGAATAACAATCCCTTAAAACGTTCAGTATTAGGTGCTAAGGCTATGTTGGCAACCTTACATGATAAAACGGTAAAAGTTAACTTTGATACAAGGGGAATGACAAGAGCTCAAGTATTAACTAGAGCTTTAAGTCAGTCTTTAGATGAATACGGCGACAAAATGGATAGATTAGCTACTCGTATTCGTACATTTGGTACTGTGTTTGGACAACAAATCAAAGGTGTGCTAATCGCTAGTTTTCAAGGTCTTATTCCTATTATAGCTGGTTTAGTACCCGCCATCATGGCAGTAGCTAACGCATTAGGTGTAGTTGCTGGTGGTGCATTAGGTGTAGCTGGTGCATTTGGTATTGCTGCAAGTGGTGCGTTTGCATTTGGCGCTATGGCAGTAAGTGCAATTAAAATGTTGAATGACGGAACATTACAAGCCACTGCACAAACAAGAAGATATCAAGCGTCTTTAGAACAAGTAAATCAACTTGGGAAGGCATTATCAAGCAAAATCAAGCGCAGATATTCAACACACTATCTAACGCTTTAGACACTGTTAACGTAGCTTTAGGGCGTATGAAACCATTCTTAGCAGGTATCTCTAAAGGAATGGAACAAGCGTCACAGAGTGTCTTAAAATGGGCTCAAAACAGTCAAACTGCTAGCAAATTCTTTAACATGATGAATACAACAGGTGTTAAGACATTCAACACATTATTAAGTGCTGCAGGACGTTTTGGTGACGGACTTATTAATGTATTCACTCAATTAGGTCCACTATTCTTATGGACTGCTAAAGGCTTAGATAATCTAGGTAAAAAGTTCCAAAACTGGGCTAACAGTGTAGCAGGTCAGAACGCTATTAAGTCGTTTATTGAATACACTAAAACTAATTTACCTAAAATAGGTCAAATATTTGGCAATGTATTCATGGGTATTGGTAACTTGATGAAAGCATTTGCTCAAAACAGCTCTAATATCTTTGATTGGCTAGTTAAAATGACTGCTAAGTTTAGAGAATGGTCTGAACAAGTTGGTAAATCTGAAGGATTTAAAAAGTTTGTTCAGTATGTACAAGAGAATGGTCCAGTCATTATGGATCTAATCGGTAATATCGTAAGAGTTTTGGTTGCATTCGGCACTGCAATGGCGCCAATAGCAAGTGTGATATTAAAAGTAGTAACAGCATTAGCTGGTTTCATAGCTAAGTTGTTTGAAACACACCCAGCTATAGCTCGAATGATTGGTATAGGTATGATACTCGGTGGTATGTTGTGGGCTTTACTAGCACCAATCATCGCAGTAGGTACATTATTAGAAACATTCTTTAGTAGTAGTCTATTCAAAGCTATGACTAAAATGTTAGCTTTTGCTAGAAACACTCAAATACTTAGAAGCGCGTTAAACCTAGTGAAAATCGCATTTAGACTTCTCATGAGCCCTATTAGTACAATTATGCGTATCTTACCTATGTTAAGTGGTGCATTCCAAGCGTTAGGTGTAGCTATAGGTGCGATTTCATGGCCTGTATTGGCTATCATAGGCGTTATCGTTGCTTTAATAGGTATTATTGTTTGGTTATGGAAAACGAACGAGAATTTCAGAAAAACTTGTGTTGAAGCTTGGAACACAATTAAAGATACGATAATGAACGCTGTAAAAACAGTGATTAACTGGTTTAATCAGTTCAGAGCGTCTATCGAACAAACGCTCCAACCAATTATGCCTATCTTACAAATGTTAGGACAAGTTGCAAACCAAGTTCTCGGCTTCTTATTCATCAGCCTTATCAATGGTTTAGTAACTGCTTTCCAATCTCTTTGGACTGTGATTTCAGTAGTATTCACTGCGATAGGTGGAATACTACAAGCTGCTACGCAATTGATTTTCGGTTTGTTTACTGCATTAATACAGCTCCTTACCGGAGATTTTTCTGGCGCTTGGCAAACTTTACAAACTACGATTTCTAATGTAATGACTACGATTTGGAATACCATATTGTCAATTTGGGGCCAAATTTCTAACTTCATATTCAATGTTTTGAACAGAATACTTGGTACTAATATTACAAGTTGGAACCAAATTTGGTCTGCGATTTCAGGTGCAGTTACTAGAATATGGAATACAGTATCAAGTTGGTTTTCACGTGTAGTTTCAACTGTTGCTCAAAAAATGATGCAAGCATTAAGTCGCATCATTTCTGGTGGTGCTCGTTGGGTTTCAAGTATCATTTCTGCGATGAGTAGATTTGTTCAAGGCGTGGTTAGTGGTTTTGTTAGAGTTGTATCTCAAGTGGCTTCTGGTATGGGTAGAGCTGTTTCAAAAGTCAGAAGTTTCTTCGGAAAAATGGTATCTGCAGGATTGCATATTGCTTCAGGTATTGCACGAGGTATTGCAAATGGCGCAAGTAGAGTTATAAATGCTGCCGCAAACATTGCTAAAAAAGCAGTTAGTGCAGCTAAAAACGTACTAGGTATTCACTCACCTTCACGTGTATTCAGAGGTATAGGTGGATATATTTCTCAAGGTTTAGGTATTGGTATTATGGAACAAAGCAATAGTGCTATTAATGCCAGTCGTCGTTTAGCGAAAGATGTAACTAACGCATTTAGTCCTGATTTAAACACTGATTTAACATCAGACTTAACAGGTGGATTAAATAGCGATGTGAACGCACATATGAGTAAAGACGTACGTCATAGCATGCAAGAGAACAATAAACCTATCGTTAACGTGACTGTTCGTAATGAGTCAGATATACCGGCCATTAAATCTTACATTGAAGATTCCAACTCAAAAGACGCAAGTTTCGGATTATTTTAAAGGAGTGATTGTTAATTGATATTACATGATGTTGAGGTATACAAAAATAAAGAACGTTTGCGTATTAGTAACAATCGCTTTACTGGTACTGCGTTGAGAGTTGTTTCTTATGATGTTAAAGGTGCAGGCTATGACCGAAAGTTTGATGAAATCGATCGTGTTAACGGTAGATTTCATAATGCTACTAAAGAAGAAAAGAAAAGTATATCTATGACGGTTAGGTACGATGTAGAAAAGATAGCTTATGCTTCTCATTTAAAAGCGAACATACAAGCCATGCTAAGAGGTCATTTTTATCTTAGAGAATTAGCAGCGTCTGAAAGTGAAATTAAATTCGAGAATATATTCGAACCTAAGGAACAATCTTTTGAACTAGAATATGTTGACGGTAGGCAGATACTTGTTGGCTTAGTTAATGAAGTGTCATTCGATACTACTAAAACGTCAGGTGAATTCACACTAGATTTCGAAACGATTGAATTACCATACTTTGAGAGTATTGGGTATAGTACAGATTTAGAAAAAGAGAGTGGTAATTTGAATAAATGGGGTATTCCAGACAAAAACCCGTTCAACACATCTCATAAAGAACGTAGATACACATTCTATGATACTAAAGTGGGCGATGTATATTACGGTGGTACAGCTGAAATAAATCAATTTAACCAAGATAGTGTTGTAGAAATGGTTCTAGGAGAAAACGTTAGCAAAAAAGATAGTGACGGTTTCAACTTCTACATGACACATAGCGACATTATGAAAATAAGTGGTTTAGAGTTGAAAGCAGGAGATGTTATAAAATTTGACGGTATCCATGTATATCGTAATAACTTACGTATTGATGATTACAACAAGACAAAACAACAACCTGTATTAATGCCTGGTTGGAACACTTTCCATACTACTAAGAAACTTCAAAAAATCACGTTTAAACACAAAAGATATTACTTGTAAGGAGGTTGCTTAATTGCCAATATTATTAAAAACGTTACAGGGCATTGGGCAATCCCTACCTGTAGAAACAAAATTAAACGAGAAATTAAATGAAGATGGCTCCTTAGAAATAGAAATGGTAGAAAACAAAGCTACATTTGACGCTATAGGGGCTATTACTAAAATGTGGACGATTACAGGCGTTGGTGGTGCTGATGATCTAAACGAGTACCGTATCGTTATGTTAGACAAAACAACTGTAGGTCAAAAGGAAAAGTTAACAATCAAAGCGCGTCCTGTCGAATTAGATGACCTAAACAATTTAAGAGTGTACGAAGTATATAACGGTAGTTTTACAGGAAAAAGTTACTTTGATTTAGTTTTTAAAGATACCGGTTATAAGTATGAATTACACGCTAAGGTTTCATCTTCCAAATTTGAAAATCTAGGTAACCACGATACCAATTTAGAATTATTCAAAAAAGGTTTGGAAAGATATAACTTAGAATATGAATATAACGCCAAAACAAAGACGTTTCACTTATATGATATTGTTCAAAGAAAAGCTAACTATTACATTAAAGCAGGTGTTAACGCGAATAATGTAAAAGTCCAAGAAGATGCTTCTAAGTGTTACACATACATTAGAGGTTATGGTGGCTTTGATGAGCAACAAACTTTCAACGAAGCTAGCTTGCAATATGAGTATACACACCCCTTAGCTGACTTAATAGGCAAACGCCATGCACCACCTGTTGTAGATGGACGCATAACTAAAGGGGATACACTGAAAAAAGCTATGGAGTTAGTTATACAAGAAAGTTTAAAAACGTCTGTAACACTAGATTTCATTTCTTTACAAAAACATTTTAAAGAAGCTGTCCCTAGAGTTGGGGATATTGTGAATGTAATTGATGATTTAATAGGTTTAAATGAGTTTGTTAGAATTATCGAAATCACTACACAACGAGATATTAACAACAAGATTATAAAACAAGACGTAGTACTT